CGCGCTCAATCTCTTTTAAGATTGTGTCCTCTGTTCCTTTACGGCCTAGCAAATCAATCCAATCAATATTATCATTCATATTTAAGGATTGTCATTTTGAAATGACTTTAAGCGAGACGCAACCTTTTGATTTATAGCCGCTTCTTCGCCAATATAATTAGCTAAACCTGACCCGAAGGTAAAGTCTAGATTTGAATCCAATGCTCTTACACTCATGCTATACATATCCCATCAACAAAACAAAAGATACCCCATCAGCTACTTTTGTGCCGGTGAATCCGTTTTGTGCGTGTAGCTCTGTAGCTGTTACAGGCTGCGGTATGACAGGGTCAGCCCCACCAACGCCAGTTAATACGCCTGATAGTATGGGCGCGGTTACTTTCGTGTCAGAGTTAACAATGCCAGTCGAGCTATGTGCGCCGGTTTGCGTTCTGTCACCTGTTACTGTTTCGTTACCTGTGCGGTCTAGATTGCCCGTTTGACTCCAGTTGCCAAAAGCTAGGCGGTCACCTTGCATTGTTGCCGTGGTTGGTATCGTAATTGCGCTTGATTCCGGCTGTATTCCTACTATTGCGAAAACCATCGCTATAATCATGCATACGTTTTTCTATCGGAGAGGTAAAATCATCGCCGCCGTACCATGCATCAAAGCAGCGCTCTGCAATGCATAACAAACAACTGTCGCCTACAGTAATAGGGTAGGCATCATAAGATGAACCGCCATTCATGAATACTGGCGGTACTTCAATAAATACTGGTAGCTCAACACTTAACCCATTCACGACGCGATTAGTAACCGGCTTGCAGCTAATTGTTTTAGCATTTACAGCCGTTACTCTGCACACAACATTAGTATGCAAGTTAGACATAGCAAAAAGCCAACGCCGCGTTAAGCGTTTCGTATTCTTCTTCCTGTCTCATCGTATAACCTTTGTTTTATTTGCTTTTCTGTCATGTGTACAGTTTGACCCCATGTGCCTTTGTAAGAGCCTTCTGTAGCTATTTGGTATATTCGGTACACGCCATTTACAGCAGGATTAGTGACGCTTTCAAGCTTGCACAAATGCCCTATCTTTAACGTAGGATTAAGCACTGTTTGAAAGGTTGTATCAATATGGTCCTGTTCTGGCGTGCCTTTTAATCCAGTAGCTGCACTTACTAACGGCGCAATAGACGAAAGCACGTCAGTCTCGCCAAGAATAAATATTTTTTCGTCCTTGATATAAAACTCTTTACCTTCTGCAATTGTAGCAAGCAAGTGAGAGCTAGCACCGATTAAAACTTTTGGCCTACTAGTTTCCTGTAACGTAGTAACCGCGCCCTTTTGTGTATTAGGCATATCACCAAGTATTGCATCAACGGCCTGTGTCGTGCCTTTTACAGTGCGAGATGTAAATGCCGTGGTAAAATCTGGGTGGCCGTCAAAGCATTCAAGCGCATTAGAGAAAGTGGCACCTGACCGCGACAGTTCACCTGTTCTGATTGAACCTTTAAATGCCCGGTACAATTTGCCCTGGTACCCGACCTCAAGCTGGATAGGAAAGTATTTTTCTCTGTCTAGCTCGTATTTAATTAATTTTTGACGTGTTGATTCTTGCAAGCCGGGAATAGTTACATTTAATTTGTTAAGTGCTTTGTTTAAGCTGCTTTCTGTCGCCGAGAATGACACGTTAAAAGGTGGCACAATAATCACTTTACTTGTGCCCAGCCCTATAGTTAGCCTAAAGTCGCGTGTAAATCTATTCGACATCTACGCCTCTTATTTTATCATTTCAGTCGGTGTTATTAAGTACAATTCACATCGGCCGCTTTGAAAATCATCTGCGCGGAATGGGTCAACGCCGTTATTGGTAGTATCAACAACAGCAAAATCAAACGGCCAAATTGCGATGTATAAAATGCACTGTAGATAATGCCAACTTTACGCCGTAGATGTATGGCTGTGGCGTTGTTTCGTCTACGCGCGTATACAGCACGTTCATTTTCCACATCTGCACAGACTGCTCATAGATAAGCGTTAAATCAATTAGGCCGCGACTAAATTCTAGCGTGTGATTTTGTATAAACTCGGATGTTATATTATTTATAATGTTCATTTAATCACCCAAAAATAGAACTAAGCAAAGAAGTCTCTGTGTTTTCCTCTGGATTCTGCCCGCCCTTGTCAGCGTCATCTGTCGTTTTACCTTCTAATGCCTCAGAAGGTGAGGAATAATTGGTTGAAACCTCTACATAAACCAGTTTTAAATAATTTATTTGCACAAAGCTAGCTGTAAATTTAACATCGTTTGTTTGATTGTCATTTGTAATTGTTAAATCAGCAAGTGCCATATTATCATAATCACGATATTTTGTAGATAGTGATATAGGAAGTCGTGAAAAGTGAATAGACTCCATATATTCAATAAACTTCTCTTGCTGACTTTTTGCGTTAGATGCTGAGTTGTTAAAAACCCGTAGGCATTGCCCGCTAATCTCTCTGCGCGTTTGGCTAATAGTGTAGCGTCCCGTAGTTGACTATCTATCTGTGAAATGCGCTGAATTTGCTGCTGGCTCTTAGCTGGCAGCAATGCCGTGACCTCGCCAATAGCAGAGAAATCTTTGCCAATTATCTCAGGTGATTGAGGTGGCTCAACAATTAAATCACCTACTACACCACTCATTGATACAGCAATAGGATTATTAAGGATATCATCAGCCGAGTTTGTGCCGTCTTCAAGCACTTCAATAGGCACTACGTTAGTATATTTTACCGATTCGTCTATTTTTGCAAACAACCGATACCCGCCTATGCCTATCTCAGTCTCTTTCTTTGTGTTGTTTAATGCTTCTGTAATACCGTCTACAAAGCTCACATGCCACCCCTGTTAAAGTATTGACGAGTCTCGCGTAAACTGTTTGATTGCTGGGCTGACACTGCACGGCCTGCCGATTGTGGGTCTGATGAATAAACGTTAATATTATTATTTTGGTTTACGCTAGAATTGGAAGATGAGTTATTTGTAACACCCTTATCTATTGCGCCACTATTGCCGCCTCTAAATCCTGTCGGCTGTTCTGTTTCTGCGCTGCTATCAGTTAAACCAAGCGAATCAGTTAGGCTATCAAACGCACCCCCTAAGCTTATTGAATCGGTAAAGTCTGTAAATACCTGTTTTATGCTATCAAATACAGACATAAAACTTTCAAGTAAACCATCCCAAACGCCAGAAAAATCAAACGAAGGCATCAAATCTAAAAATGCGCTTTTTATGCTGTTAAACACGGACATAAAACTTTTAGATAAAGATGCTATAGCAGTGTCAGTAATAGATATTAAGCCACTCCACATGCCAGCAAAACTAAAGTCAGTGATAAACGCATAAAGCTCTTTAAAACCATCAATTGCTAACGATACAAATTCACCAATGGAAGCGACTGCGTTTCTCATAGCAGGCCCAATATCAAAGCCAGTTATCTGCTTAATGAATGTTCCTATTACAGAGTTTCCGCCATTAAATGCAACAATCAAATCATCTATAACCAACACTATAGCTACAATAGCCGCAGTTATTAACACCACCGGCGACATTAACACACCCATAATCGCAGTTAGTCCACCTGTTGCAAGCGCCCAAGCTCCAAATGCAGCAACTGCAATCCCAACAACAGGCGCAATCCTTTTAATAAATCCAGAAAGAACCATTATTCCGTCAGCTAGTTTAGTGATTCCGTTTACAATTAAGTCTTTATTAGCTTTTAAAAATCCAATAAACTTTTCAATAATGCCTTGTATTGTAGGAGCAAGGCCAACAGCAATGGAGTTTTTAAGCCCTGTCAGGCCGAATTTAAGCGTAGTATTAGCATCGTTTAAACTTGCTGCTGCGTCTGCTTGTTCTTTAGTTATAACACCTAGTGAGCGAGCCTCTTCTCTAAGAGATTTCATCTCAGAAGATGATTCATTAAGTAGTTGGATCATCGACGGGTCTATGCCGAGTTTGTCTAATATGTCGGCCTGCTCGCCTTTATTAAAGCTCTGCATTGTGCCGCTTAAATCATTCATTATTACATCGGCGGTTTTCATATTGCCGTTTGCATCACGTACAGAAAGCCCCATTTGTAAAAATGCCTCAGAAGCTTGCCCGCCACCTGTTCGCGCAAACTCACCGGCTCTTTTTGTTAGCTCTCTAATAGATGATTGAACCGCGTTTAAATCTGAGCCTTTCTGTGATGCCGCAAAACCTAACTCCTGAATTGCAGCAATAGATGTGCCGGTTTCTCTCGATAGCTGCACCATTGGGTCAATTGCTTCTGTAACACTAATCGTCCAAGCAGTAAAGCCAGCAGCAGCACCAACAATTGCAGTGCTTACGCCGGCTAGTAATTTAATTGAAGAGCCTAAATTTTGGTTAAAAGCTTGTCTGAGGATCTAATGACCCAACAAAACTAAAGCGGGTAACGATTTCGTTAATTGCGCTCATTGCGTGACTCCTCTATTTTGTGGTTTTCAATGTCAGCGCTGATTTCTTCAAATTCAATCATATCGAACACCTCATCAGCGCTTAACTCGTTTACCGCTGCCCAATCACCAAATCCCGATTTCACTAGACTCATCAGGATAAAGTGATCATCAATTACATTTGTTTCTTTAATGTAGTTGTTCGGCTTTCTTTGCTTTTGAAGCTGAGGCGGTACGGGCTTCGGGTATAAAGGCGCAGCAAAGCCTTGTATAGACATTGTTACAAACTCTATGTAATCACCAGGATAATCATCAAAGTGATCATCAATAGTTTCTAATTTGAACCCATCCACCAGCATAAATTGAAACAATAAAGGCTCGATATCATTGTCAAATTTATCAGAATCAATAAACCCTAACTGCCCCGCTTCAAGCTGGCTTGCAATAGCTGTCAAGTATGCAAATATTTTTTAGATTTCTTAAATGGCATTTTAGAAAACTCATATTTGCGATCGCCTATGTCAAAGAATCCTTTTTCGTAAATTGCTTTGATTGCTGACTGCCCATCTTGCGCTTTGTTGCTCATTAGAATAATTCCTTAGCATCACGGAATTGAATAACATAGGTGCGCGTATTATCTGCTTCCTGATTATTATCAACATTACCTGGCTGCGAGGTAATCGAGCCACTCTCTAAGCTAGTTGTCGTCTTTTTTTAGTTGTGCCACTTTCTGAGTAAGACCGTTTCATAGAGCCGTTAAAAAGAGTTGGCAAAGCTGAGTTACGCGCATCGTTTAGCAACTTATCATCAGGAGAATGCTTTTGTACCATTACCGTTAGGTCATGTACGCCACTATCTGAGCGATTAGATATAGAAACACCATTACTCACCGAGTTAGTGCGTGCTGTTTTTTCGTTAGCAGGGGAGAGATTTAAAGCCTCACCTTCTGCTAGGTGCTGAAACGTGTAACCGTTTAGGGTCAACGTGGATTGTGCGTTTGGATAAAGTATGACTGCCATTAGTTAACCCCTATTTATTGTTAAAGATAATTATTTGCTCTTTATGAACTGCGCCGGCTAGTTTGGTCGCCACTTGAATCACGGGGAGATTTTCGCTCTTGACGTGCTGCTGTGGTTTGGTCTGCTAAATCACCAGCCAATACATAGAAGCCTGTCGCTAAAATTGAATCTAGGAACTGAGTGCGGTCGCCAAAGAAATCCGTAAACGTCCAAGTACCTGGAGCAAATACGCCTGCGCGTACAAATTGACCACAAGTTTTTTCAACATCATCTTCAATTAAGTCAATACCAGGCTCAGTTTGCGGAACTTTTGTAGGCGTAACTTTGAGTAAATTAAACGCATTGGTCTGCACGTTATCAACAAATGCAAGCAAGTTATAAACGGTATCTACAAAGTCATTAGCAGGGCTTGTAAGCACCACCGTGACATCTTTAATCGTAGTTAGTAAATCAAGTCCAACTGTGTAAGCGCTTGATATTTCTGTTTCTGTGTATGCTTCGGCAGCTACAGAAAGCGTTTTAAGATTCATTGTGATGGCTGTGTTGTTACCTGCAAAGTTAACCGTGTGATTGCGCGCCATGTAAGCAACGGCAAGTTTACGATTACCTGCTTTGCTTAGTAAGCATCTAAAGTTATTCTGCCCTGCTAACTTGACGGCCCATACTGGATTTGATGCTAATTTAGTTAGGTAAGTATCCCCGCTAAAGGTCTCGTAAATAATCATTGAATTTGCACCGGCAAAGGTAGCTAATCCGGGCACGTCTGCATCAAGAATATTATCAATAAACATTGCGCCTTTAATATTAACGGCTGCTTTGATTGCTGTAATTCCGGCCAGCTTAGTTTCTGCCGCCAATGTTACAGAAGCAGCACCTTGGGTTAATACTGCGCCCGTTTCAGTTGACAATCCTAGCACTGTGCTAAGGTCTGTACCACTCGTTGATGTGCCAAGGAACGTAAGGGTAGAAGCCGCGCCAGTTGTTGCGCTTGTAATTTTAAAGTAACCGTTATTTTGCGTTACTGTAGCGCCTGTAATAGCCGCATTAAGCAATACTACAATATCATCAAGAGTGCTTGCTGATGTCCCGTCAATGCCTGTAGCGTCAATCTCAGCGCCGCCATCCACTGTAATAGTAAAAGAGCCGTCTGTGATGCCGTTGATAATTGGCACTAAAGCCGCTTCTGTAGCTTGCTCACTCAAAAGATTAGCTGCTTGAGCTGCAACAACTTCTTCCGCTGCTCGCCAGTAACCGATAACTAACACGCCGCCCGCTGATACAGGGTTTGGGCTTGTAGCAAAAAAGGTATTCGCAAAGGATGATTCCGCAGAAGATGCACCATACGCAGCGGCAACACTAGCAGCAGTTCGATATTTTCCGAATCGTGTTGCGCTAGATAACACGCCCTGATTACCAGTTATAATAGCAGTAACGTTTAAATTATCCGCTGCGGCTGCTTGGCCTTCTGCGAGTAACGCTACTGTAATGACATTTGAAATACTAGCCATAATTTATTTATCCTCTATAAATGTTATTTGTGCTGTGTCGATTCTTAATGTTGCCACGTCAATAGAAGGGCAATAATTTACGTTAAATGTTAGATGCATTCTGTTTCCGTATGCATTGCCCAATACTTGTTTGACATCTGCCGCGGTTGATATGTGCGAGATGCTTATATTTAATAATTTCTTTAACTCTAATGCTGGTTGACTTGCATTTAATAACGAAAACTTACGAGCGTTTGTATAAGCGGCATCGCCATAGAACTCTATTGTAACAGATTGTGTAAATGATTCACTATATCGCATTTGTTCTGACGTAGGATTAAACACAGCGCCGGTGCTTTGCTTTGTTGCTACACCTGAGCCATTTACTATAATGTAGCTAGTATTAAAATCATTCTCTGGCATATTCTGGCGGTCAAATTTAATTAACTGCTCATTGTACACAAGTAAATCACGGGTAAATTTAGCAACGGCTATTAGATGTGGCTGACTCATGTTGCCACCAGCAATGTTTTTTTGGTTTCTTCGGCTATTGATGCATAAAAACCATTAGTCTGCATAATCCTCTAACGATACAATTTTAAAATCTTTTCCTGAATACTCGACAAATTGATT